CTCCAATTGCTGTGCTTGCTCGTCAGGTTGGCTCATCTTATCCAAGGCTTGCATCAACTCGTACCTATTAGATAGGCTTGAATTGGACAAAATGCCCTTCAAGATTATTGGTAACACGGGAGTATTGGGGCCAAGCGTCTGCAACAAGCCAATAAACTGCTGTTGCTCGTACTCTCTAGCAATAATGCCTAGCGTTGCCGTAGGAACAAAGTTCATGTCCACAGAAGGATAGCGTTCTGGGTCAAACTGCATGAAGCGGAAAGCCGCCTTCTTGATAAACGGGATTAGGAAATCCTCTTGGAAGTTCACCAAAGTGCGCTTGTACTTCTTGATGATAGAAGCGACAGCCATAGACATACCGCCTTGACCACCATCTCTAGCAACATTGCTGATCATGCCTTGGGAATCAAGAGTTCCCGTTGCTTGTAACAACATACGCTCAAAGTCTCTTGCCGTAGCCAAGTTGTTGGGGTCAGTTTGACCGAACTTGAAGGGGTAGAGAATCTCAGAAGGTGCGCCATTGGTAAGGATTGCCTTGCCAGGCTTTACCTCAAACTTCATTCCTCGTGGGAGGCGAGTCGCATCCATAGCAATCATGGGGCTAGTCGTTAATGCCAAGGAATCCAAGTGGCTACGGGTCTGAGCATCAATAGCCTTTTGCATATTGAACGCTTTTTCTACTGTGCCTCTGCCCAATAATCGGTTCGGAACTGTGTCATCCTGATAGGACAAAACAGGACGATCCTTCATCATGTATGGGTTTTCTTCTGCTTTGAGCAGTTGACCATCATTGGCAATTACAACAATGGCTTCCACCATGTCTGTATAGTCTTCTGCCGCTGATTTCTCAGGGAATAACTCAACAATGTCTTCGTTTTCCTTGAGGTTGTTTAAGTATTCACGAGGAACTAAGCCGTAGTAGGTCAACAACAAGACTTTCTCATCCTGGTATTGGCTAATCTCTTGTGTAGGCTCTAGGTCTGTGTCTTCACCAGAGGTGGTAATGTCTACTTTGCGGTAGATACCCTTCTCTATGCCTTGGACAATCTTGTGGATAGAGACATATTTCTCGATAGCCACGCCCATACAGTCATCAATGGATGTGCCGTTAGGGTCAAACAAGAAGTTCTTGGGGTTGACGGGCATGATCTTCACGCCAATGCGGTCTTTTTCTAAGACTCCGATGGCGGCTTGTCCGACTTGGCCTGGGATTGCTTGCGTAGCGGGGATGTATTCTTTCTCCGTCTTGACAATAATCTCGCCAATGCCTGTTCCGTAGATTTCAGCCATCAACTCGATTTGGTCAATGGACTTGCGGATTTTGTCCTTCTTGAAGTCTTCCATCAGTTGAGCCTTGATTAACTCAACATCTATGGGGTTGCCGCCTACATCTTGTAGGTTGTCTTCAATATCAAAGAAGTCGCCTTGACCAAATATTGCTTCCATGATCTCAGCATGGCGAGTCTCTACGGCTTGTTGGGTGGCAGGGGTAACGATACGGCTACGCTCAGATTCACGGGTTTTGTCTTCAGAAGCCCATTGACCACGGAAGATGCGCTCGTACTCTAGCCAATCAGGAAGGAAGTTAACATCTCGGTAGTCACGCCACCGATTGCAGTGGTCTACAACAAATCCAACAAGTTCTTTGTCGGACTCAGTAGGCTCGTCAAACTCATTTTGTTCCATACCGACTTGTTTATCTGTTGCCATTATCAAACCCCGCTTATTATGTCTACCGGCTCCCACTCATCATCTTGATCGTCAACAAAGTATGAGGTAACAGCCATTTGATCTATATATGAGAGAGCATCTGGCAAATCATCATGCACTCCGATGGCGGGAAACAAAAGAAGTTGATCTTTAAATTCATCCCAATCCTCCTCAGAGTTCAGCACAATACGTCCATGCTCAAACCGCCCTTGGAGACTCCAGATAATTCTGTCAGCCTTTTTCCTGTTGCCATGCGTTAAGTCAACTATATGCGAATATACATTATTTTTACGCATTAAGTCAGATAAATATGGCAAAACTGCGTTTTTTAGCGCACCTTTCTCAATTCCCACACTCAAAGGCTTGTATTCACGCATCTTCAACAGGATCGTTGCCGCAGTCTCACGGATGTCCCAACGCCCATAGACAATCTCTTTGACAAACCATTTACCATCATCAGTTACCTTCACAACAGCAATAGCAGTCTGGTCTAGCCTTTTCTTGGAATTAGCCGCTTGTTTGGCAACTTCCTCGAATCCTGCCAAGTCACAGGCTATGTAGTAACTGCCATATTCAGGCTCTTCCCCGTACTTGATCCACTCTTCCTTGAAGATGTTGCTACCAGCATTGGTGAAACTAGCCATGTATTCTTGCTTGAAAGCAAAGGTAGACAGGGTTTTCTTGGCTGATTCAATCTCAGTTGGGTCGATCAGGGGGTTGTCTTGGGTGGTGAAGTGCCAAGATTTCCAGTCTTTATCCTCTGCGCTTTCGCCCAATCTAAACAGATCGTAGAACCAGTTTCTTCCTTTGGGAGTTCCGATGAACATGGCTCTTCCTTTTTTATCGGAGAGAGAGGCTCGGATAACTTGCTCCCACGCTTCGGGCTTGATGTCGGCAACTTCGTCAAGGACTGCGTAGGTGAGGGAGACTCCACGGAGGGTATCGGGTCTATCAGCACCTCGGACGTAGATGGTTGCTCCGTTGATGGTGGTGATGTCTTGGTTGTTGATGTGGGCATTTTGGATAACTTCCCTTCCTAATTCCATTAAAACTTGCCAAATAATCTGCCTAGCCTGACCATTGGTAGGCGCAACATAAAGCACCGCAGAACCCGCAGGGCATTTCAAGGCTTCGATAAGTAGGGTGACTGCCGCCATACGGGACTTACCGCATCGTCTTCCAGCGGCAATGACTTTGAACCTAGTCTTATCCTTGAAGACTTCTTCTTGCCAAGGCAGTAGGCTAAAGTTCAGATCACTCATCTTTTGCCTCTATGTCTTCAGCGTCTATGGTTGGAGCATGGGTAATCTCCCCAATACCCGTGATATTGATGGTTACAGCACTACGGGATTTGCCTTCTTTCTCAAACATGGAGACGGGCAACATTCTGTCCATACACAACTTAATGGCGGCTAGTTGGGCAGGGTGATCGTCATTCATGGCTATCTCTACCGCCTTGTGGACAACTCTAGAACCTGCGCTGTTTATCAGGAGGTTCTTTAGTTCTTTAAGTTGAGCAGTCTCAGTCTTGGGTAGAGTGATGAGTTCAGGCTTATCAGCATAACTGGTAAGGGAGAACTGTTTGTTAGTAGCACCTTTTGGTCTACCACGGGGTTTTTTAGTTTCAATCATTACTTTTGTCCACAATAGGGAAGTTGCCTTCATTCATTATCGTATAGATTTATTTGTTGAACAATAGGGTAATCCCTGATATACTGCATACATCTGTTCGTGCCAGATGAAGCCTTGTAGAAGTGGTACAGCCCTCATTTATTGAGGGGCACGACTGTATCACTCCTAGAGGGCTTTTTTTATGGGTATTTATCTTTACAGCCAAAAAGCAATTGATGCTTACAAGCAAAAGCGCAAGAGGGAAGCCGCTAAAGCCAAGAAAACATTGGCAAAACTAGCCGAATCTAGCCCAATCATCCAAGCCATGATAAACAAGAAGGCTTCCCAAATAGCGTGGGCTATGCAGAAGAAGTCTCCCAAGAAGAAGCCAACCTTTGAGCCACCACCCGCCTATCTGTTAGGCATGGGTAAGGAGTTTTACAGGACAAGGGAATGGCGAGATGTCCGATACAAGGCTTTAGTCAGGTTTGGCAAGAAGTGTCAGGCTTGTGGGGAAACAGGCGGTTACATCCATGTTGACCACATTCTTCCAAGGTCAAAGCACCCAGATAAGGAACTTGACATTGAGAACTTGCAAGTGCTTTGTGAAGCGTGTAACATTGGTAAATCCAATACAGATACAACTGATTGGCGTGAATAAGTAAAGGGATGTCGGGTGTTGCAGTCGCACCCTCAAAGGCATGAGATATACGTTGCCCAACAATGACCCGACAGGGAAGTAAGGGCGGTGGCTATAAAGCGGTACGCACCGAAAGGTAATACGACCTGAAGCCCCACAGAGACTAACTTAACTCTGTACGATAAACGACACCCACCCTAAGTCAGGGATTCTCAAGACCATGAGAATATCTACGACTGCCTTGCTACGTCTGTACTTTACTGCTCCCCTACTCTGCTAACCCAGACTGCTTACCAATAAAAAGCCAATTTACCTTC